CGTTCTCAACGGACATTATCGCAGCCAATTCTTCAAAAAGAGAATTAACTGGCGTTATTGTTCCTTTCAATGAAGTCGGTCACACAAATATGGGCGACGTTGTTTTTAGACAAGGCTCATTAAAAATCGGTGAAGGTATCAAACTTTTTATCGAACATGATATGACTAGACCTATTGGAAAACTAGCAAGCTATAAAGAAGATGATGAAAAAATAATTGGTACGTTTAAAATCGCAAGAACAAACTCAGGAGACGACGCATTAGCCGAAGCACAAGAAGGTTTAAGAACCGGATTTAGTGTAGGCGCTATGATAGATGATTACATCACTAAAGGTGAACAAGTAATTGTTAATTTAGCTACTTTAAAAGAAGTATCTCACGTTACATTTCCGGCGTTTGGCGAAAACGCACAAATAACCGAAGTGGCTGCAACCGCAGACATTTCACAACCAACAGAAAGTGAGGAAACTATCGTGACAAACGAAGTTACCCCCGAAGTAGTAGAGGAAGTTACAGCGCAAGTTGTAGACCATGCTGTTGAAGCCCAAGAACGCAACATGCGTCCGGCAATCTTCACAGCACCAAGAAGCCCAATAAATTCAAAGGCTTCTTATTTAGAACACAACATACGTGCAGCACTTGGAAACGAAGAAAGCCGTCAATATGTAATGGCAGCTGACACAACTGGCAACAACGCAGCCTTTATTCCAACACCACAATCAACTGAAATCATTAACGGAATTGCTAATGCAGAACGCGGTTGTATTGATTCAATTTCTAAAGGAACATTACCTAACGCTGGTATGACTTTTGAAATTCCTAAGATCACAACTGCACCTACAGCAGCTGAAGTGGGTGAAGGTAATGCTATGTCAGAAACAGACACAGCTTCATCTTTTGTTTCTATAAATATTAAAAAATTTGGTGGACAACAAACATTTTCTGTAGAGCTTTTGGACAGATCCTCACCAGTATTTTTTGATGAACTTGTGCGACAAATGGAATATGCGTACGCAAAGACAACAGATGATTTTGTTAAAGAAACATTAAAAAACAACGCTAACGCAAACGCAACAGCCACCGCTAACACAGCAGCTGGTTTGCTAGCATTCGTTTCATCTGCCTCAGCCAACGTGTACAAAAACTCATTAGGTTTTGCTCAAAATCTTTTAGTATCACCTGAACAATGGGCAAACATTATGGGTTACAACGATAATGGCAGACCAATTTATACCGCTTCAAATCCTATGAATGCTGGTGGTGCAGTTTCACCACAATCATTACGCGGAAACGTTGCAGGATTAAATCTATTTGTATCTCGCTCAATTGACGCAGTAGCAGCAGATAAATCTATGTATGTAATTAACCCAGAAGGTTACACTTGGTACGAAAGCCCACGTTTGAGCTTACGCACTAACGTAATTAACACAGGACAAATTGACGTAAATTATTACGGATATGGTGCTTGTGCGGTTAAAATTGCAAATTCAGCTGAAGCGTTTAACTTCACCTAAATCGGCATAAATTAAACGTGTGGGTGGTTCGCCCCTGTGCCACCCACACCCTTAAAGAAAGGAAAGCAAAATGCCAGTATTAGTTTCAGCAGCAGAGTTAAGGGCTGTACTTGGCGTTAGCGTTTCTTTATATTCAGACGCAGCACTTGAAAGCATTATAGAAACAGCGGAAGACGCTATAGGTGATTTTCTTGTACAACATAAAATAGCCATTGACAAACAAAAATCAGAAAGTGCTATATTAACAACTTTACATTCAACACAACCCCACAAATTTTTTGAAGGTCAAACAATAACTATTTCAGGTGTTACAGGTCATAACGGATCTAAAGTAATTGATTCTATTATTGATGATTACACTTTTAAGATAACTACAACAGGTGCAACTATTCATGACGAATATCGTTTTAGTATTCCTAATGGATTAGCTGTAGTTAATAGCCTTTCACAATACAACGGCATAGACGCTGTAGAAGAAGCCGTCTTACAAATATCTACAGACGTGTTCCAATCGAGACTTTCAATATCAGGAAGTTCCCAAGCACTCGATTTTACTCCAGCCCCATATCGAATGGGTCGCACATTACTTTACAAAGTTACAGGCTTAATAAGTAAATATATTGACACAAATAGTCAAGTAGGTTAATTGTGCCATTAAGTACTTTACGCGCAGACCTTAAAACAGCCATAACCTCAAACACAAACTATTCAGCCTACGATCATGTGCCAGAAATTATTATTCCACCCGCAGCTCTAATTTTGGCTAGTGACCCATACCTTGAACCAATGGTTATAGGCAATAGCAAAAACTATTACGTACGACTAACATTAGAAGTTGTTAGTACAACGTATTCTAACCCAAGCGCGCTAACAAACTTGGAAGACGATATAGAAACCATTCTGGGTCTTATTCCGACAAACTATATAGTTTTATCGGTAAGCAGCCCTAGAATAAGAAGCACTAATAGTACAGACCTATTAACTGCTGAAATACAACTACAAACAGCCTACACAGGCTAGGAAAGGTAAGAAATGGCAACAACTATTTTAAGTGGTCGTAGTTTAACTTTAACTATTGCTACAGTCGCATACAGCGAACAAATTTTAGACTCAGCTATCAACTTTGATACCGAACGTTTAACTTTTGACACTCTTGCAGGCAAAGCATACAAATACATAGACTCAAACGTAACTCTTGATATTAACTTCTTAAACGACGCTGGTAAAACAAGTCCAGGAAGTTTATACAAAGCACTATGGGACGCAACAGAGTCAGCACCAGACACAGCGTTAGCTTTTGTGCTAACACTTACAACAGGTGTTACTTTAACTGGTAACGTATTACCACAATACCCAGGAATTTCTGCTTCAGGTGCAGACGCACAAACTTGTTCAGTATCATTACAAGTTGTAGGAATTCCAACAGAAGACCTAACTGCATAACAACAACAAACAGAACAGGGGCACACAATGCTTAAACTTAAATTAACGTGGGAATTAGAAACAGGTGAAAAGTTTGATGAATGGACTAGACCAATTGAACTTTCACTTGCAGAAAAAGAACTTTATAACAGTAAGTCAATTGTTAAAATACTTATTGACGAAAGCACACCAAGTAACACACTTCTTTTATTCTTGGCTCACAAAATTCAACAACGCGTCACAAAAAAAGTTGAAAACTTTGACACTTGGAAAAGCAAAGTCACCGATATTGCAGCTTCTGATTTTGAGACAGCAAATTTTACCAAGCCCGAAGTATTGGGCGAACAGCAGTAGAACTAGCAATAGCAACTGGGATAACACCCGACTATTGGCTCAATGCAGAACCCGATATATGGGCTACAGCGATAGACATATTGAACAAGGAAGCTAATGGCTAAAGCAATTCAATTAGTTAAAGTAGACAAAGATTACAATGGTCTTCTTCGTGCTTTTAATAAAATGGACGATATAGCTAAAAAAGATATGCAAGAAATTGCAAGCAAACTAGCTGAACGTGGTGCTAATTATGCTAAAGGCGCAGCTAATAACGCACCATACAATGTTAAACAAGCAAGAGCCGTAGCCGAGTCAATTGTAATTAAAGCTAAAGATAAAGCACCAAGTTTTAGTATTGGTGGTAAACGTCTTGTTGGCTCTAGTGCTTTTAGTGCTGGTTATGTGATAATGGGTAATGAATTCGGATCAAAGCAATACAAACAATTCCCTAGACGTTCTGGTAGAGGTGGCAAAGAGGGTTGGTGGTTGTATCGTGCTATGTCAAGATTTCAACCTACAATTGCTCAGGAATGGCTTAAAGGTTATGAAAGAATTAGAGACGTTTGGAAAGGTAGTTTATAATGGCTGATATTAGGACACTTAAACTTGCGCTTCTTGCTGACACTAAAAACTTTATTGACGGCCTTGATAAAGCCGATAAAGAAACTAAAACTTTTAGCAATAAATTAGATAATGCTTTACAAAAAGGCGCAGCTGCATTTTTAGCAGTTGGCGCAGCTGCTGGTGCTATGGCTATTAAAATTGGTATTGACGCTGTTAAAGCTGCTGTTGAAGATGAGAAAGCCCAAAAGTCTTTAGCAATAACTCTTAGAAACACAACTAAAGCGACAGACGCTCAAGTAAAATCAGTAGAAGATTACATTGACAAAACAGCACGCGCTACAGGTGTTGCAGACGACCAATTACGTCCAAGCCTTGACAGACTTGTTAGATCAACACAAGACGTAACAAAAGCACAAAAACTACAACAATTAGCATTAGACATTTCTGCAGGTACAGGTAAAGATTTAACTACAGTTACAGAAGCCTTAGGTAAAGCCTATGACGGCAATCTTGGCGCGCTTAAACGTATCGGTGTACCACTTGACGAAAACATTATTAAAACTAAAGACTTTGACGCAGCTACAAAAGCATTAAGCGAAACTTTTGCTGGACAAGCTGACGCAGCTGCTCAAACTTTTGCTGGACGTATGGCTCGTATCAAAATTGCTATAGATGAAGCCAAAGAACAACTAGGTCAAGCCTTATTACCTTTACTTGAAAGATTTGCCAAATTTGCTACAGAACAACTTGCACCAGCTTTGCAAGGACTTGTAGATGGATTAACTAGAAATGGCAGACAAAGTTTAACACGTGCTTTTTATGACGCTGGAACAGGTGCAGTAACTTTTGGTTATGATATGGACAATGTACAAGGTCAAGCATATTTACTTGGTGAAGAATTAAGAAAAACAACAGATAGACTTGGTGAACTTCTTGACAAAGTAACTGGTGCTTCTGAGGGTCAAGGTTTCCAAAAACTATTAGAACTTATTACAAGTGTTGTTTCTGGTTTACAAAAAGCATTAGACCTTTATAACCAATTGCCTGATTTTGGTAAATTACTAATCAACCCAGTTGGACAACTAGCACCTTTGGCTGGCGCAGCTGGTCAAATACCAAGCACAGTACGAGGTGGTGGCACAACAGTAAATAACTACAACATTAAAGGTGCGATAGACCCACAAGCTACAGCTAGAACAATTACCAAAGTACAAAACACAGCAAATAAAACAACAGGTATAAAACCTTTTAACTTCGGCTTCAGATAAACCTATGACAGTATATACACCAACATATAGGGTAACAATTGCTGGAGTTGTACAAACGTCAACAACTTTACAAGACGGCACAATTACTTATGGTCGTAATGATTTTTTTGAGGCAACACAGCCAAGTTATTGCAATATAGAACTATTAAACCTTGACGGCACAAGCCCCGTAGTTGAACTACTTGACACAGTACTTATAGAAGTTACTGACTCAACAGCTGCATACATAAAATTATTTACTGGTGAAGTTTCAGGTGTTTATAACAGATTTGAGGGTGCTGGTTTAGGTGGTAAACCTAACACTTTACAAATACAAGCAATTGGTGCTCTTGGTTTACTTGTTAAACGTTACGCTGGTGGTGTTGCTTACCCAGAAGAACTAGACGGCGCACGTATTCAACGTATTTTAGAAGAAACACTATTTGTTGCTTGGGAAGACATAAGTAATACTTTTACTTGGAATGATTTTACAACTGAAACTTGGGCTAACTATGGTGTACAAGGCATAGACACAATTGACGCAGGACGTTACGAAATGCTAGCTAGAAGCGCACAAGTACAACAAGCGTACGAATTAACAGACATAACTCAACAATCAGGTTTAGGTTATTTGTATGACACAGCAGATTTTGAGATAGGTTACGCAGACGCAGAACGCAGAAGCGAAAACTACACAACCAATTTGATAGAACTTGACGCTGACCTTGTTAATGCTGATATACAAACCAGATTGCAAACAGCAGATATTGTTAACAGCGTAGTAATACAATATGATGACCCAGTACTTGAAGTTGTAGCACAAAATGATACGTCAATAAATAATTATGGTTTGCTTGAAGAAATTAGATCAACAATACTTGCAGAAACAGTTGACGCAACAGAACAAGCCACAAATTTTGTTAATTACAGAGGAACACCTAAAACGTCACTTGAAGCCGTATCGGTAAACCTTGCCCATTCAGATATGACTAATACAGTTAGAGACGATTTATTAGCTGTGACTATGGACAGTTTGCTTTACCTTGACAATATCCCAGTAGGGCTTATACCTGAGGGCTATTTTGAGGGTTTTGTTGAGGGTTGGACTTGGACACTTGGACGTAAAAACCTAGAACTAACTATGTCTGTTTCTAACTCAATCTACTCAAC